GCTTCGCCAGAGCCGCCGTCTCGTCTTCCGTCAGGGAGTCGAGATCGACGTTGTGCTTGGATTGGGTCTGTTCAGGTTCGGTTTCCTCTGCGGGCGGGTCCGGTTCGTCCGGGGCTTCCTCCTGCATGGCCTCCGCCAAGGGATCGCCTTCGTCCGCAGCTTCTTCTTCAGCGGATTCGGGTGCTTCCTCGGGTTCGCCCTCCGGTGTTTCCTCGGATGACTCCCTGCGCTCCAGCAATTGTGAAGCGTATTCGGCCATACTGAGGTTTCCCTCGGGCTGCGTTGATTCTTCCACCGCGCTTTGTGTAGGGGGCGCGGAGACTTCCCCTTTTTCCAGTGTTTCCACAGTGTTGGCAAAAGTAACTTATTCCGGACCGGGGGGCAATCCTTAATGCAAGTAGTTTGCATTAGCAGATGCAAGTAACTTGCAATAAGCAGTTACAAAAAAGCCCCGCCTGCGGCGGAGCAGACGGGGCGGGTGTGGTAGGGCCGGTGGTTACTGGCCCAAATTCGCTATGAAATCCAACTCCTCGTCCACGGCTTCCAATTTGCCCGTAAGCATGAAGTGGCGGTTTACGCTCTCTATGACGTCCTGCGTCTGGAGTTGACGGATGATTTCCTCCCGTTGAAGTTCGCGGAACTTGATGAACTCCAGAAAATTCGGTTCGCCCTTCAGTTGCGCCATCGATTGCTGGGCCTCTTCGAGGTCGAGGTCGTGGTAAGTCTTCTTGAGGGATCGCCCCCTCCCATTGAAAAAGTTTATGATGCTCAACCTATTTCTTCTTTCCCTTCGCCCTTTGACGGGCGTAGTAAGCCGTTAATTGTTTCTTGCTTAGAATTCTTCCCGTGGGGGATTTGTACTTTCCGTTCTTCAGGCGCTTGAAAGGCATTTCAACGAGTCCCCGAGTAAATGAGGCTTAATACCAGTAGAAGGACGTCTATCAACGCATCGCGCTCAAGGAAGAACATCCCAATCGCTATGAGCCAATACCACTCTCGCTGGAGAGAGGACAAGTCACTTCTTCGCTTTCTTCTTGGCGGCTTTCTTCTTGGCGGGAGCCTTCTTCTTGGGAGCCTTCTTCTTGGGAGCCTTGCCGCCCTCCCATGCCTCGTTCACCTCGGGCGTGGAGGGGTCGTCAGCCTTCAGCTTGCCGCCTTTGCCCCTCGCGCGCGCGGGTTTCTTAACAGGCGCCTCGGCGTCGGGTAACGCGCCTATGAGTGACGTCGCCTGCCGCCGCATGCCGAATCGTCCGTGACGCGCCCCGGTGGAGGAGTTCCGCACGACGAACCTGCCCTTAGTGTCAACTTCTACCTCGTATCCCGTACCCATGATTCGTTTCCTTTCTTGCGACTAAGCAGCCGCAGTTTCGCCGTAGGGCGTGGGCGCCGTGCCCAGCCTGCCGATTTCGGCGTTCTGTTTCTGTGAGATTTGCATTTGAAGCTGTTGGAGGTAGGTCTCGATGCGGCCCTGTAGGGCAGGGTCGGTCTGTACCTTCTGCGTGATGTCAGGTTGCTGCAACCACTGCTGGAACATCTGGAGTTGAATCTCTGGGGAGCCGCCGGGGCGTACGTTCGGCGGGACGCCCGAGTAGACTTCCGTGATAGCTTGGCGGGCGCCTTCCATGGCGCGGGCGCTCGCGGTGTCCTTCGGGAGCATTATCCGCTCGGCTGCGCCGGGGAGGATTTGTTCAGTGGCTACGATCAATAGTTGCTCCGTGTCGAGGACGCCCGACTTGTCCAGCATGCCCCCCAGTTCCGCTATCGCCTTCACCCGCTCAACCATCATGGCCGGGTCTTGAGTGGCTACGTCGAACTGGAGCCAGAAGTCGTATCTTTCGCCCGCCGGTCCCTTGGAGTACTTCTGGACGTCGTTCACGCCGGTTACGCGGAAGAACTCCGCATCGGGGCCGTATTGCTGATAAAGAGTGAAGACTTGGTCGAGGACGTGCTTAAGGTGACTGAAGACCTTGTCCACCGTGGCCTGCTGTTTAGCCATTGCCTCGGTCGGGTCAACGCCGGGAGCGTTGCGGCCAAAGTAGCGGTCGGCGGATTCCTTAATATATCGACGCAATTCGATATTACCCGTGTCCAGGCGCGGCGTGTCCGCGAAGCTAACCTCGTTCGGGACGCGATAAGGAACCTTTACGCCCGGTCCCCATGCGGTCGGGCAGCGGCCCAAAGGGTGCTGGAGGGGAGGCAGCGTGGATAGACTCTGGCGGTCGATGGCGGCGTCGGTCTCGACCTTCAATACCTGTTGCAAAGATTCGACTAATTCGGGGTAGCTGCGGGATGAGTAGAAGCGCTTATTGTTCTCCTCCAGCTTGGTCGATATAAAAGGATACTGGCCGTGCCCATAGTCTAAGAGCGTATGCTTGGCGAAGAGGTCGTCGCCTCCGAGACCATCACAGAAGACCGTGCAGTATATTCCCGGCACGTCGTCCTCATCGAGTAGACGCTGGTAGCAGTACACAATCGGCAAAGTCTGGTCGGGCGATTCCATGAAGTCGTCGCCGTCGCGCAGACGGCCCGCGTTGCCCGCTTGCGGTTCGCCCCCCGCGCCCATGCTCTCGATGGCCGCGTCAACGAACTTGGAGTCCCATCCCTCGCCGGAAACTTTGCTCTTCAGCATCTCCGGCGTCATCCGGATTACGTGGAAGACGTAGGGAGCCTCGTTCGGGTCGATGGTGTAACTGGGCCAGAAGACGTCCTCGCTCGGGGAGAGCGCCTTGATGCGCGGTTGGTTGATCACTTGGCGGGTCACGGGGACCGTGGTCTCGCCGTCCTCGCGCAACTCGCGCAGCATCGCCTTTCCCTTCGCCTTGCTCACCTTGAATTGGTCCGTGAGCATCTGGGTCAACTCCTCGTCCATGCTGCCGTCGATGATGACCTCCGCTATCTGCGGCATGGCCTGCGCAATCTCCTCAAGGTTGATAGCCTGTTGCTGCTTCAGGTCGTGGGAGTCCCAATAAACGTAAGTAACCGCCAAACCCTGCTCGAACAAGTGGTTCAGGCTTAATTCAACCTGCTCATACCATTCGTCCATCTTGGAGTTGATTAACCAGCGGAGGAAGGCGCTTACCACGCCCGCCCTGCCGACGTCGCTGCTCTCAACCGGGGTCGCCACGATGTGGGCGCGGCGGATGGCCGACATGCACTGGGCGATGCGGCAACTGATTAACTCGTCCGCAAGGCGGACCTCCTGGTCGCTTGCCCCGTTCCACGGGAATACCGTCCCCGTGCTCTTTAGCGGGACGTGCTTCTTGAAGTCGGAGGATTTGCCACTCCATTGGCAGTTGCGGACCTCCCAGTCGCGCTGACGGCGGTCAAGCCATTCGTCCAAGTCGTCCTGCGTTTCCGAGAATGCCTGCTGGAGGTACTCGACGTCGGGTTCCTTGGATGCATACAAAAGTTCCGGATCGCTGGACTCCATGTTGCAAAACTAAAGGTTGACGCAATTCGCGTCAAATCAATAACCGCCCCCGCCCGTGCAGGCGAGCATCGAGTTGGTGACGTGCTCGGGGTCGCAAATGCAAAAATAGCGTAAGCAATCTATGAAGTCCTTGAATTGCTCGGTGTTGCCCGAGCCGGTGTATTCCATAAGGCAGGTGATCAAGTTCTCGCAGCGGTCGGAGACGTACAGGCGCGGGCGGTTCTCCTCCGTCAGGGGTTCCGAGTCGTTCCATGCCAATAAGTCATTTATGCGGGCCACCCCCGCCTCGATGTCAACGCCGGGGGCAGCGCGAAAAATGAACCCCAGTTCGCCCATGCTGTTTATGATGTTGCTCGTCCCCTCCTTCGTTCGCACCGTCGCCGCCCCCATTCTGGGGTCTACGATGCGCTCGAAGATTTCCTCGCCGCCCTCAAGCTCCTCAAAGTGGTCGCGGTAGTCCTCGTACCCCCAGCCCAAGGGGCGTTGGGCCGGCCCCGGTTTGCCCGTGCTGCGTCCCGCGTTGTTTACGTGCGGCAAGGCCCACTCGCCCATAGAAGCCTCGGGGAACTCACGGTATACGTAGACCCTACCGTCAGGCATGACCGCCGCCCAGATCGCCACCCACGGTTTGCTCCCGCCGGGGTCGCATATCATGTAGCGCGTCACACGCTCCGTGCCGTCAGCTATGAAGGGAATCTCGTCGTGCTCGATCACGTTTACGTCGCGGTTGAATCGAGGGAACCGCCCATGAAAGTTCTTCGATGGGATGCCGTACAATCGAGCAAGCTTTACTTCAAGCGGTTGCTTCGAGTAAGTCTTGATCAAGTCCTCCCCGTCGATGAAGGGAGTTGCCGCCGTGCGCCAGTAGTAAATGCGGGTGTCGGGCCAGTTGCGGCAGACCTGTTCAACCGGGAGTTCCTTCCCAATCAACTTGCTGTACCGAGTCTCGATTGTTTCGGCGCCCTTGAGTAAAGTGTTGATGAGAGGCGTCCAGCCCTGAAGGGTCGTGAAGGTCAGGATGAGCCGACCCTTGTGGTCCGTCAAGCGCGCCAACAGGGTCTCGAAGATACTCTGGTTGATCTCCTCGTCGCAGTGGATGCAGTGAGCGCTCCATCCCTCGAAGATTTGGCTGTCCGCAGCATATTGGCGGTAGTTGTTGAAGAAGATGCTACTCCCGCGATCAGCCCCCTCGTGGGTCACGGGCATGATGCACTTGTTGTCGCTAAAGCCGTTCTTGGCGCTGTATAGGATGCTGTGCTGCTCCGACTTCTTCTGGGCGCGCTTGTAACGCATGGGCATTGCGTCCCAAACGTACCGCTGGCTGTCCTGAATGCTGCGCTCCTCCGAGACGTGCATGCTGCGTAACTCCGCCTCCGGTATCCGCTGGGCCAAGTGCATCAGCATGCGGGTGGCGAAAACGGACTTGGATGACCTGTTCCCTCCAAGTATCACGTGCACCTTGACGTCCTTCCAGTTCTCCATTACACGGCGCCAACTGGGTAGCGTCCAACCCCACTTGATCGGGTCTTCCTTCTCCGAGGCCGGCTGGTTCTTCAATAAGTTGTTCATCATTAGAGCCTGCTCGTCGGTCAGGGCGTCAACCTCGTCAGGGGTCAGGGCGCAAGCAAGCTTGCCACGGTTGTACCGCAGCATGTCCTCCGGCCAAGGTACGCCGAAGTAGGGGTCGATCTCGTCGCAGTAGGTGAGGTTAGCCACGCCCCGCTATCTCCATTGCCACGATTAACGCCGCTTCCAAGTCCGGCGCTTCG